ATAAAACTATAACCCGACCATAATAAGTCGGGTTTTGTTAGTATAAACTAAAACGAAAAGTATGAATGGATTCACACTCCGTGATGGAGTATTGACAGTTGACGATAATTTGTGGGGACTTGAACCGTTTAAAAAAATATTAAAGCGTGATAAAAGTCGCACTAAAGATTTAGCATTAAAAGAAATGTTATTTATATATTACTATACAGATATTAAATCTGATTATCTAATTATAGATTCTAAATTTAGAACTGAAGAAATTATAAAAGATTTACAACTTCCTGATAATTGGAAAATAGATTCTATAATGCAAGATGCAATTAACTTTTATGAAGAAAGAAGTTTAACTGTAATTGGTAAATTATATAAGAATGCTTTATTAGCAGCTAATGATATATCAGAATACTTAACTAAGACTAAAGAGCTATTAGAAGAACGAGATGATAGAAATAAACCAGTAACTACATTAACAACTATTGTAGGTGGTATTAGTAAAATTAAAGTTGTAATGCAAGATTTAAAAGCTGCAGAGAAAGAATTGATTAAAGAGAAAATAGAAACTGAAGGTAGAATGAAAGGTCAACAGCAAATGGGAATGTTTGAAAGTGGTTTAACAATAGATTGATATGGGAGAAACTTATAAAAAAATAACTATTCACGGAAAATTAAAATATGGAGAACCTTTAGTAATTAATTGGTTTGATAATGAAATAAAACAAATTGAATATCCTGATTTTATGTTTATATTAATTGATAAATTTTTTGAAAAATATAAACAAATACAAGATTTAAACAATTTAGAATTTTTAAAAATTATAAAGATAGAAGAATTACAATCTAACTACGAAGAACGATATTAATGGAGGAATTACATTTTGGAAAAGAAGCAAGAGATAAAATTATAGAAGGTATTAATGATTTAAATAAAGCTGTGTCTAGTACAATGGGTCCTAATGGAGCTACTGTTATTATACCTAATAAAAATAAATATGGTGAATATATTATAACTAAAGATGGGGTATCCGTTGCGGAACAGATTACATTTAAAGATCCATTAAAAAATATTGGCGCTAATCTTATTAAACAAGTTGCTAGAAAGACTGTAGAAGATGCTGGAGACGGCACTACTACCAGTATTGTATTAGCTACAGCATTTGTTAACAATCTAAAAGATTTTAAATCTGTAGAGATTAATAAAGCTTTTGATGAGATTATACCTAAAGTTATTGAACAATTAAAACTTAATTCACGGAAGTTAAAACACGAGGATATTAAACACGTTGCTAGCATATCTGCTAATAACGACTTACATATAGGCGAACTTATACAACAAGCTTATAATCATTCTGATATAGTTAAAATTGAAGAGAGTTCTAATATGGAAGATATATTAGATACATTACCAGGGATGTCACTTCCAGTAAGTTACTTCTCTAAACATTTTATCACAAACCAATCTAAAGGTATTTGTGAATTTAATAATGTTAATACTTTAATTATTGATGATAAGTTAGAGAAGTTAGAAAACTTTAGAAGTGTGTTAGAATTAACACAACAACCTAATAATGCGTTATTAATAATTGTTGATGATATACACGAACAAGCTCTTAGAAAGCTTGAAACTTTTGTTCTATCCCAAACATTACCTATATGTGTTATCAAGTCACCAGGCTTCTCTAAACACCGTAAAGACTTATTGCAAGACTTATGTGACTTTACAGGAAGTAAGTTAATCACAGATTTATCTAAATCTTATAACACAGATGTTCTTGGTAAATTACAATCTTGTAAAGTATCTAAAAACAATAGTATATTAGTTAAAGACGATTCTATAGATGTTTCTAATAAATTAGAAAACCTAACTGAATTATCTAAAAATATAGAATTAACTGAACACGATAAAGATTTACTTAAACAAAGAATTGAATATCTTAAAGGTAAAATATCTATTATTAAAGTTGGTGGTAAATCAGAACTAGAAGTAAAAGAACGATTTGATAGATATGATGATGCTGTTAAAGCGGTAGCTTGTGCATTAGAAGAGGGAATTGTTGAGGGTGGTGGTGTTGCTTTATCTAGAGTTGAAAATAAATTTATACAGATGTATGGATTTGAAGGAGTATATGATGGAGTTTTAAAATCATTATTAAGTCCTTCAGATACTATTATTTTAAATGAAAATCAAATTCCAAATTTAAAAAAAAGTATGTTTAATATAAATATCATAGACCCATTAAAAGTTACTAGATGTGCATTAGAGAATGCTGTATCGGTTGCTAAAGTTATACTCAGCACTGAAGCTGTAGTTTTAAACGAATCAGAATGGATGAAATAAAAGAATTGTATAAAATGAATTCTTTCCAAACACCTTTAACTGAGGAAATTAAAAACTCTGTTCCAAGAGAAATTTGGTTAGAATTAATAGACTTTTTATCTTCTGTAGAATTTATTAAGAGATTAATTGCTCCAGAAGAAGTTCGTGGGTATGCTAAAGATAAACCTAGAGAAACTAAGTTTTATAATGATGGTAGAATTAATGTAGATTTAACAAACCCTCATATATTAGAAGATATGGACTTCTTTAGAGAACGTGCTTTATTTTATGAGAAACACGGTAAATATACACATCTTACACCCAATCCTAATCCTAAATCAACATACGCTGAATTCTGGAAAGAAGAACAACGTAGATGGAAATATGGGTTAGTTAGACCTAGTGATGGTGAATGGATTCCAGGACAGTTATATTTCTATTGGAACTATTCACCAATTTGGTTAGTCGAGATTGTTAAAACTGAAAGTACTGGTAGAAAACAAAAAGGTGAGCGTGTACAGAAATTTCCAAAACCTTGGTTAGGAGATTACTTATTTTATCATTATATGCAACAAGCTAGAGATGGTGGTACACACGGTAAACTGTTGAAAACCAGGGGAGTAGGCTTTAGTTTTAAAATGGGCGCAATATCACCTTGTAATATGTATGTATATCCTGGAACAGGGAACCCAAACTTTCACTTAGCATCTGAGAAAACTTTCTTAGCTGGGGATAAAGGTATATGGGGTAAAGTTGTAGATACATTAGACTGGATTGCTAAAACTACTCCACTACCTAGAATGAGAACTGTAGATAGAGCAGGTAGTACATTAGAAATACAATTAGGTTTTAAAGATGAATATGGTGTACGTCAAGGGTTATTATCGTCTGTACACGGTATATCATTAAAAGATAATCCTGATAAAGCTAGGGGTATTCGTGGACCACTTATCCATTATGAAGAAGATGGTTTATTTCCTAATCTTGAAAAAGCTTGGAACGTAAACTTAAAAGCGGTTGAGGATGGTGATGTAGGATTTGGATTTATGTTAGCTGGAGGTACAGGTGGTGTTGAAGGAGGTTCATTTGAAGGTTCTGAAAAACTATTCTATAATACTGCAGCTTATGAGATATATGGTATTCCTAACGTGTTTGATAAAAATACTAGAGGAGATACTACTTGTGGATTTTTTTGGGGAGGTTATTTAAATCGTAATGGATGTTATGATGAAGAATGTGGTGAACCTGATGTAATTAAAGCTTTATTGCAAATACTTACTAATAGATATAAAATTAAATATAATTCATCAGATCCTTCTGCAATTACTCAGAAGAAAGCTGAAGAACCTATTACTCCACAGGAAGCTATTATGCGTACTGAAGGAACTATATTTCCAGTATCAGATCTTAAAGATTATTTAGAATCTATAATGGTTAGAAAAGAGTCTTTTTTAGCTGAACACTATGTTGGAGAATTAGTCAGAACTGGTGATGGTAAACTTAAATGGAGATTAAATAATGATAAATTTCCATTAAGAAGTTATGATAAAGATAATGCTAATCGTGAAGGATGTCTAGAGATATTTGAAATGCCTTCAGAAAATGCAAATGGTGAAATAGCTAATGGTAGATATATTGCAGGGATAGATCCAATTGATGCTGATTCAGGAACTTCGTTATTTTCTATTCAAGTAATGGATTTGTTTACAGACAGAATTGTAGCAGAATTTTCAGGAAGACCTAGATTAGCTGAAGAAGCTTATGAAATATCATTAAGATTATTAGAGTTTTATAATGCAGTAGCTAATTATGAGAAAAACTTAAAAGGTTTATTTAGTTACTTTGATAAAAAGAATGCCTTATTTAGATTATGTGATACACCTCAAATTCTTAAAGATATGCAAATGACTAAAGATATGGGATATGGTAATACATCTAAAGGTACAATGGCTAATGCTGAAGTAAATAAATGGGGTCGAAAGTTACAAGCTGATTGGATGAATACATCTTTAGAAGAAGAAGAAAATCCTGGTAAATTAAAACTACATACATTAAGAGGTTTGGCATATATTGAAGAATGTATTAAATGGAATTCAGATGGTAACTTTGATAGAGTGTCTGCATCTGGTATGTTATTTATACTTAGGGAAGATAGATATAAACGAACACAATCTGCAATAGCTAATAAAGATAAACAAGTTGAAACTTTAGCTAATGATAAATTTTTTAATAGAAATTTTAATAAACCAAACGCTATGAACGGAAAACAAATACACTATTAATATATGATAAATTACTTTGAATTAAAATTAAAATGTTGTATATTGTAAAGTTAAATAAATTTAGATAAATGGAAGTAAGAAATTTACGAGTTCAACAACCTCGACAAAGATTGCCTTATAATAAAAAAGATAAAGATTGGAGAAAAGATTGCATTGACTACAGTGATAAATATTCATTTTATCACGATGATGGTGTAAGACGTAGTTTTAAAAATAAAATTATTAATTATAATCTTTACAATGGTATTTTAGATATGCAAGATTTAACAGAAGTTGTTAATCCTCATCATTTAGAAGCTAGTTATGTACCTCAACAAATACCTCACATTCCTATTATTGTACCTAAAATTGATTTACTAGTTGGTGAAGAAATTAAACGTAGGTTTGATTGGTCTGTTATTGTAACCAATCCTGATGCTATTACTAAAAAAGAAGACGATAAGAAAAAATTCTTATTTGATAAACTTAGTAAAATGTTAGAGGAAAACTATCAAGAAGATGAGTTGAAACAAAAAATGGATGAGTTAGGTAAGTATATGAAATATACTTGGCAAGATCTCCGTGAAAAAATGGCTAATCAAATTCTTAGACATTATTGGCAAGAATTAAACTTCTCTGAAAAATTTACAAATGGTTTTAAAGATGCATTACTTGTAGCAGAAGAAATATATTTAGTTGATATATCTCACGGAGAACCTACTTTTGAAAAATTAAATCCATTAAAAGTACACGCTGTTAGAACTGGTAATTCTAATAAATTTGAAGATGCTGATATTATTATAATGGAAGATCATAAATCACCTAATCAATTAGTTGATGAATATTATGATGAACTTAAACCTGAAGAAATTGATTACTTATTAGAATATTCAACAAGATCGGGTAAAGGTACATATTCTGAAGATTATGATAATCATACATTATTTAGAGATAGAACTGATTCTGCTGGATTATTTGAAAGTATGACTCAAATGGCTGAATTAAATGGTCATTATTTTAATACTAATTATACTGATGAAAATGGTAATATTAGAGAATTAAAAGTTAGGTGGAAATCATTACGTAAAGTCAAAAAGATTAAATTCTATGACGAATATGGTGATGAACAATTTCGATTTGAATCTGAAGAATATAAAGTAGATAAAAATCTAGGAGAAGAATCTACAGATTTTTGGGTATCTGAAGGATGGGAAGGTGTTAAATTAGGTAAAGACATTTATCTTAAAATGAGACCTCTTCAAGTTCAATATGTTAAAGCTAATAATCCATCTAAAGGTCACTTAGGAATAATTGGACAAATATATAATACAAATCAAGGTAAAGCAGTATCTCTAGTAGATAGAGCTAAAAACTTTCAGTATATGTATGATGTAATGTTTGATAGACTCAATAAAGCTATATCCACAAACTATGGTAAAATATTAGAACTTGATTTAGCTAAAGTACCAGCTAACTGGGAAATTGAAAAATGGATGCATTTTGCAGTAGTAAATAAGATTGCCGTAGTAGATTCATTTAAAGAAGGTCAGCACGGTCAATCTACAGGTAAGCTTGCAGGTAATATGAATACTGTTGGTGGTAGAGCTATTGATATGGAAACAGGTGCTTACATACAACAACATATTCAATTACTTGAATTCATTAAAATGGAAATGGGTGAATTATGTGGTGTGTCAAGACAACGTGAAGGTCAGATTTCCAATAGAGAAACTGTTGGTGGTGTAGAGCGTTCTGTAAATCAATCGAGTCATATTACTGAATATTGGTATATGCAACACGAAGCTGTTAAAATTAGAGTGTTAGAAGCATTCTTAGAAACAGCTAAAATTGCATTAAAAGATGTTGAGAATAAAAAAGTACAATACATATTAGATGACCAAACAATTGAGATTCTTAATATGGAAGGTGAAACTTTTGCTGAATCTGATTATGGTTTACTAGTATCTAATACTCCTAAAATAATTGAACTTGAACAAGCTATTAAACAATATGCCCAAGCATTTATTCAAAATGGTGGTTCAATGACTACAATTATGGATATTTACTTTAGTCCTTCATTAATGGATATGCGACGTAAGTTAGAAATGGCTGAAGAGCAAATGCAACAAAATCAATCTCAACAAGCCCAAGAAGCTAATAAAACTCAACAAGAAGCTAATGCTGCAATGGTTGATTTAGAAAATAGAAAACTTGAGCTTGAAGATTTAAAAAATCAAAGAGATAATGAAACTAAAGTGTATATTGCTGAATTAGGAAAAGATAATGATAAAGATGGAATTGTTGATGATGGTATTGAAAATCCATTAGATAGAGAAAAGTTTCAACTTGACATAAATAAAGCTAGAAGTGATTACAATTTAAAGTTAAAAGCATTAGATCAAGATATGCTTAAACATAATGACGATGTTAAATTAAAACAAGAATCTAATCAAATTTCTAGAATTAAGAAAAAAACAACAACATAAACGCTATGGGCGAATTTTAAACAACTAATAATATTTTAATTATTGTTTGGATTCGCTTATACAATTTTGTATATTTGCAAACTTAGAATAAAACATAACAATAATAAATAATCGAATGGAAGACGATAATGAATTAGGTATGGGTTTATTTGAAGGAAATCAAGAGTTAAATTTTAACTTTGCATTACCTGATGATGACAATACTGAAGAAGAAGAAAATGATGATAATATAAATGTAGATGATACTACATTAGAAAATAATAACCGCGTTGAGGACGATAGTTCAGAGGAAGTAGACGAGGAAGATGTTGAAGATGAAGGTGGTGATGACGGTGAGTCTTCTTCCAACTTATATTCTTCTTTAGCCGCCTTTGTTCACGAACAGGGTTTACTACCTTCTCTAAACATCGATTTAAAAGATATTAAAACCGCTGATGATTTTGCTAGTGTCTTTAATAAAGAACTAGATATTCAAGCAGATTTAAGATTAAATGATTATTTAGCAAATCTAGATTTAAATAAGATAGGTGTTGCTAAAAAAGATATTCAAGATCTTAATACTATTAATACTGATTCTTTAAAAAATGATATTGATTTAGCTAAACGTATAATCTACGATGATTACCTCAATCAAGGTTTAGATGAGAAAAAAGCTAATAGAATGTTAAATCGTCTAATTGATTTAGGTGAAGATGCTATTTTAGAAGATGCTGAAGAATCTTTAGAAAGTCTTAAAGAATTTAAAAATCGTGAAATTGAAAAAGAAACTAATTCTTATAAAGAAAGATTAGAAGCTGATAAAATTGAACAATCTAGATTAGATGAACAAATGAAAAAAACCATTTATGAATCTAAAGATTTAATTTCAGGATTAAAACCTAATAAATCATTACAAGATAAAGTTTATAAATCAATTAATGATATTGTTGGTAAATCTCCATCTGGGGATTTTGAAAACAAGTTTATGAAAGAACGTAGAGAAAACCCCTTAGAATTTGAAATTAGAATGTATCATTTTTATGAACTTACAAATGGTTTTAAAGATTTAAGTAAAATCTCAACAAATGCTAAATCAAGTGCTGTAAAAGATTTAGAACAAATTGCACGTAAAACAAAATTAAAAGATAACGGTACTCCGTTATGGGCACAAGATGAAAATACATATAGTAATGTACAGGGTCATGTGTTAAACATATAACAAAACCTGATTCCAAGGTTAAATGGAAAAACTTTTATATTACAATGAAGTAATATATCAAAATATATATATTATATGGCAGTTGGTAAGTTTATTATGACAAAAGGGACAGCTTGGAGCGGTCTTACTTTAAAAAACCACATCTCACAATTGTTCGGTTCTCAACCACAATTAATTTCACCATTGACAACTGTATTGTTGCAAAATTCAGGAATGAAAAATTTAGATACAACTCTATCTTTGTTTCCTGAAAAAATTATAGCCACTGCAGATGATTTTGTATGGAAAGTTGTTGGTTCTGACGAACGTAGTATTCCTTTAGTAGAAGCAAGATATGCTGGAGCTATTGTGAATTCAGGTACTACTGGTGTTGGTGCAGGTAGAGCAACATTTGAATTGGTGTTTGCTGAAAAATGGTTTACAAAAATGCATTTGATTGCAGGTCACAGACCAGATACATATCAAATGAGAATTATAGAAGATCCTTATGAAGAAGGTTCTAACTATGTTTATACTGCTGAAGTATGGGGTGGTCAAGAATCATTGTTAGGTATTCCAGGAGATGAATTTTTACCAGGAAACAGATTCTCTATTGAGGGTGCTCCTGTTGAAGACGAGTTATCAATCCAAGGTGCTGGTATTCAATTTACTTCTCCTTTTTTAATGAGAAACTCTGTTACTTCTATTCGTATGGAACATAAAGTTTCAGGTGCTATGATTGATTGTAAAATTCAACCAGTGTATCATGCAGGTATTGAAACAAGAGATCCTAATACAGGAAAAGTTCATAGTTCTACAACTTGGATGCAAGAAGTTTATTGGCAGTTTGAAAAAGCTTTATCTCGTATTAAATCTCGTACAATTATGTTTGGTAAAACAAACCGTGATGAAAACGGACGTTTTTTAAACAAAGGTAACGCTAATATTGAAATTAAAGCTGGTTCAGGAATCCGTGAGCAAATGGAAGTTTCTAACACAACTTACTACAATAGATTTTCTATTCGTATGTTGGAAGATTTACTATCTGAATTATCAGAAGGTAAATTAGATTGGGATCAACGTAAATTTATGTTGCGAACAGGTGAAAGAGGAGCTGCTCAATTTCACAGAGCTGTAGCTGAAATTGCTTCAGGATGGGCTGCTTTAGGATTTGATAATACAAATACTAATGCAATTAAAAATGTAAGTTCTAAATTTCACAACAACGCATTTTCTGCAGGATTCCAATTTACAGAATACAGAGCTCCTAATAACATTCACGTAATGTTAGAAGTTGATCCAATGTATGACGATAAAGTTCGTAACAAAATTCTTCACCCAGACGGCGGTGTAGCTGAATCTTATAGATACGATATTCTTTACATCGGTTCAATGGAAGAGCCTAATATTCAAAAAGTAAAAGTTAGAGGTTCTGACGAATTACGTGGATATATGGCAGGTATTAGAGATCCTTATACAGGTCGTAGAGGTGGAACAATGCAATTAATGGAAGATTCTGCAACAATGACTGCTCTTGTAGAAGGAGTTGGTTCATTAGTTAAAGATCCTTCTAGAACCGCATCTTTAATTCCATCATTGTTAAACTAAAATAAAAATAAATAGGGGTGTAAAAACCCCTTTTTTTAAATAATTAAAAATCTTTCGGAAGAAGACAAATAAAAGAAGAATGGAAAAAATATTAAAAAGTAATTTTACATTACCAACTGAAATAGTTACGCTTAGATACATTAATAGAAATAGAGGAATGGCAGCAAACGTAGATAAAAATCACGTTATCGCAGGTGGTCTAATGTCTAAAGCTGTTCGTAAGTTCTGTACACCTCTTATGAGAAACGGATCAATTGCTAACATTTTAAGTAACGAAGAAAAAGAAAGTTTAGAATCAATTACAGGTTTAAATTTATCTGTATATGGTGATTTCTGGAATACATTTAGAGTCGCTTTACATAAAGAAGATGCTAACAATAGATTAGATTTAAGTAATCCAATGGATTATATTTCATATAAGATTTTAGAATCTTTAAAAAATGAAATAGCTCCAACTTGGGTTGAACGCAATTCTAAACAAACTTATCAATTTGCAATTTGTAGAGAACATGAAGAAATGTTAGAATCTAAAGGTAAGTACGATGCTAAAAAAGAAGCATTTAAAATGTATGGTAAAATTGAAGATGATAAAGATAAATTACTTAGTGTTCTTAAATTACTTACAAACAAACCTATTTCACAAGAAGTTAAACTAGATTGGTTACAACATAAAGTTGAAGAATTTATTGATAATGAAGCTGCAAAATTTGTTAGTGTAATGAATGACAAAACTCTTTATACGAAAATGTTAATTAATACAGGAATTGATAAAGGTGTGATTTTAAAAAAATCAAATAAATATTCAACAGAGGATGGTTTAGATTTATGTAACTCTGGAGAAATTGCTACATTTGATAATGCAATAGCATATTTAGATAATGTAAAAAATCAAGACGTTAGATCATTAATTGAAGCCAAAATTAATAAAAAATAAGTATGACCAATTTAGAGTTCAAAAACGAGTTCAATTTAGCATATAATGCAATAGCCTCTATGAGCTCTCCAGGAATTGATGATTATGAGCTTAGTGTATATTTAACAAAAGCACAGTTAGAACTTATTAAAAACTATTACGATCCTTTAAGTAATCGTAAACAAAAAGGTTTTGAGGTTACTGAAAAAAGACGTAGAGATTTAAATCAATTAGTGAAAGATTATAAAACATCTACAGTAATATCAAATTCTTCTAATATTAATTCAGAAGCTAAATTTTACACTGTACCAGATGATTTATTTTTAATAATTAATGAGAAAGCTAAAATAACTTCAGAAGATTGTTATAACAATAAAACGTTATCTATTAAACCAATGTCGTATGATGAGTATAATATTCAAATAGATAACCCGTTTGAAAAACCAGATTCTAAAATTGCTTGGAGATTAGATTTATCAAATGTTAATAATGTTAAAGTTGTTGAAATTATATCACCTTACAATATTACAGGTTCATTAGAATATCAAATTAGATATATTAAATATCCAAAACCAATTATTATTACAAATTTAAATACTGCTTTTCCGTCAGATAATTTAACAATTGATGGAATTTTTGCAAAAACACCTTGTGAATTAAATACAGAAATTTGTAGAGAAATATTAGACAGAGCTGTAATATTAGCAACTGCTGATTATAAACCTCAAAATTTACAAATAAAAGCTCAAATGAGTCAAACAAACGAATAAATATATTTATTAATTAAACATTAAAATAACAAATGATTACAAACAACCAAGTAGGTGAAATGATGATCGGAAATGCCGTAGCTTCACAAACAACAGTAGCTACATTTATTGCTTCAGCTGCAGATAAACAATTAAAAGTATTATCTAAAGATGGTACAGATGTTGGTGCAAAAAAACCATTTTATGTATTACAAAAAGCAAACGGAACTCCTGGAGGATTTGAATTCTCAGATGAAGTTGATCCTAAATATGTAGATAAAGTTACAGTTGTAGCTTATTCTCCAGAAGTATTAGGTTCTCAAAAAGTAGACGGTTTTAACACTGCAGGTGTTGTAGCAGCTAAAAGAACTTATGAAGTTGAAATTAGATTAGAAGATGAATTGTCTTCTGAAAATTTTACAACTATTCAAGGATATTATGTAACAGGTCAAGTATTAGGTACAGATACAGCTACAACCGTTAGAGATGGTGTTTTGCTATCTTTAAACAAAAACTTAACTAATCGTGGTGGAAAAGAATTTACAGCAGTTGCTGATGGTACTGGAATTTTAATTACAGAAAAACTACAAGTTGCTCGTCCAGGTCGTGACGAAGGTCGTAAATTAAGATTTACTGTTAGAGGTAAAGTTTTTGAAAATGTAACTACAAATGGTGAAAATTCAAATCTTGGATTATTGACTAGTACTCAAATAACTGCACCAACTCCAGGTAATGGGACTGGTAAAAGAGTTACTTGTGCTGAATATGATATTAAAGGATTTAAATATGACCCATCGAGAGAATATGGTTTTCCTGCAAACTTTGGTAATTTAACTCCAATGTATGCTTCTGCATCAGGATTTTATAATCTTATACACATTATATATTATTCATTAAATACATCTGCAGGTACTGAACGTCAATATAAAGTATTGACTATCGCTGTAGATAAAGTTACAAACACTAATGCTAACAATGCTAACACAAATACTATTCTTACTTCAATTAGAACAGCAGTTGATACATTTGCTACAGTACCAGCTAATTTAGCAGTAGTATAATAAAATAAATAATTAACTTAAAAAGCTGATTGCAAACATTAATTTGTACGCAGTCAGCTTTTTTTTATATAAAAAATATGGCAGCAGCGACGATAAAAAATTTTGAAATTTTAAACGATGGACAAAGACTTGCAATTGATGTAGAAACT